TGAACCTTTCATTCTCAAAGTACTGCATCATGTCCTTGTATGACTTTGTCATATCCTCAGCCGTAGGCATAACATAGACGATAATGTACTTAGGCGCGTGACTGTATCCGATTAGCGCATCCTTAACAAATTGCTCATTTTCAGCGCTTAAAACGCCCGTGGGGATGTCGCTAATGTTCATAACTTTGAAAGTCTGCTGTCTTGCGCCCTTTAAGACAAGGGCTACAATTCCGCGCTCGCCTCTTGTAACCGCACTTGCACCCTGCTCAGTAAAAGCGATCGTGATACTTGGTGATGTGAGTTTACTCATTTTTTATCTTCCTTTCTTTTCTATAGTCAAAGATATATCCGTGATAAGGTCGCCGTCGTGATACTCTGTACTTTCATACCACTCAAGACTAAAAGAAATCTGTGGTATATTGCCGTGGTCTTCTATGTACTCATGTGAGTAGTCACTTACTAAAAGCTTCCTGCCACCTACATTCAAAGTCATTCCTAAGACTTCAAATATATGCTCTATTGCATTCAGCGCTTCCACCTGCTTTATAGTTTTTTGCACGAACGTAATTTTTACAGAACACGACTTTTTAAGCATGTTTTTACTCTCACGACTAATGCCAAGCGGCACAACCTCAACAAAAAAGTACGGCGGCACCGCATTATCTACAGTGTCGTTCCCGTACCTTTTTATGCTTGGATATTCTCTTTTTAAAATTAAATTTACTTCTTTGATAATGTCGGCATAAGTAACCATCAAAACCCCCTATCTGCTAGAAGCCTATTCGCGGCTTCCTGCATCTTATCGGGATATTTAGTTTCGTACTCTGCTCTTGTCTTTTCTGCATAGTGCTTGCCCTCAACGAATCCGCCCGTATCCACACCGTGTATAAATTTCCTGTGGCCGTTTTCTACAAGGTGAAAGTGTGGCGCCTTATTGGTGACTTCGATGCTTGAAATAATGCCCAAAGATGTATACTCTTTCTTTGTTTTCCACTTCTTAAGGCTATTTTTGCCATCCTTATAAGTGGACGGCATCTTTCCATTACAGTCTTTTGTCCACTCTCTGGCCGTCTTTTCTACAGCCTTATTGAGTTCGTCGGGCGCCTTGCTTATCAGGCCTTGCATATCCGACATAAGCCCTTCAAGTCCTATAAAGCGTACAGATTCAGCCATCCGCACTCCTTTCCGTGTGGTCAATATTTTCAGTACACATAAGCTCCAGATAGTAAGAAGCCTCTAAAGGATTCACAATATAATTTATAAGAAATTGCCTGCCCTGATACTCGATTACATCTTTTTCAGTTACATCCGTGTTTCTGATTGTGATTTTGTATACAAGCTTGCTTGTTGTCTTATAATGCTCTAGTTGTTCGTTGCCTCTTAGCGGTCTTATTTCCGCCCAAACTCTTTTATGCACTGACAAAGTACTCACAATATTAGCAAGTTCGTCCTCTGTCTCTATGTATCGTAATATATTGACTTTCTTATTAAGTCTTCCGGGGTTTATACCTTTCATATATCCCCCTTAAGCGACTTTTTCATTTGCAGTTGCAAGATTATACTCCTGAAGGTGTATTCAACCGCCTTTCTTTGCTGTATATCCGACTGCATAAGCTCTCTATTGTCATACATATTTTGCACTATCGCGCAAAAAAGAAGATTTGCTGTCTTATCCTCTTCATCGTATTCGCCTACAGCGGACACGATATATTCTTTCGATGCTTCCATCATAGTTCTTATGATATTATCGTCATCATCTCCGTCTACTCTTAAGTAGTCTTTGACTTCCTCAAGCGTCATAGGCTAATACCTCCTAAAAAAGCCCCTGCGGATGCAAGGGCTAAAATTATGGTGTTACTGTGATAGTTCCGTTCACGAAAGCATCGGAATCCTTGACCTTGCAGTCAAATCTTTCGATACCTCTAAAGAGTGTTAGATCCTGTTCAAATGCGTTCAGTGTTCCGACTGCTGCCACGTTGGAAGTCATGATATTAAGCTTCGCTCTATCAAAAATCTTTACGGCTTCCTTTAAGTCGCCGATAACAAACGGAATCTTGTTTGTCTTTGTGGCCAAAATCGCATTCGGCACTACCTTTACAGGTATCTTTCTTGCTCCTACCGCAAGTACCATCTGCATAGGATTCTGAACGTCAGGACTAAGCAAGTATCTTCCCTGCTTGTCTACTAAGGTATCAAGATAATTAAGGCCGTCATCATTGGTTACTATCACAACACTTCCCGCATATGCGGCCCCCAAGGTGACATTGATAGCCTTCTTGATGCCGTCAAGGTTCTTCAGATCTGTTTCAGCCTTTGTTGCGATTGCTGTAAGGATTTGAGCGTTCTTGGTCGCAATGTCCTCTTCGGCAAGCCACTTTGTAAGTACAGCAGTGATATTTGCATCTGAGTCGGCCAATAACTCGGATGTAACAGGCATATACCCTGCATACTTCTTAACAGCGTACTCAAGCATTTCAAACTGTGGTGTATTATTGCCCTGAATTTTCCCGGCTTCTGCCACAGCCTTAAACCCTTCAGCCTGCGCCTTCTTCTGAAATGTTCTTCTACCACTGCCGGTCTTTACTGCCTCGACATCAACAAGGCTTTCAAGTGAAAAAACAGCCTTCTTATACTGATTGATTTTCGTCTGGATATCTTCAGGTACCGTATAACCGCCATCGGCCTTAGTGCCTTCTGTCATAGTATTGGTATAAAAGCCGTGCCTTGCAGCCTCCGCGAAATCATGCACCGCATCAACCGCATTGCCTGCAGGCTTCTTATCCTCGAGCTTTGCCGCTCCGTTCTGCTCCTCTTCTACCATGTCCTTAAGTATGTTGTATTGCTCCTGAAGGTTTATAAGCTCTTCCTTCGCTATCTTTGCTTCTGTAATCTTTCCCTGCTCCGCAAGGTTCTTTACTTCCTGCTTCTTTGCATTTATCGCATCAAGTAATTCCTGTAAATTCATTTCTTTGCTCCTTTCATGCCCCGAATTTATCGAGGTCTTTTAACAAGTTATTTTTTTCTTCTTCAATACCAGCCTTCTCGGCTGTATACTGCTGTATCATTTCATCGGTAATCTTCAGATTGCCCATATTGTTCGTAATTACCGAATTTCCCGACTGGCTTATAGCGTCTATAAATCCCATTTCTACAGCCTTATCGGCTGTTATCCATGTTTCGGCATCCATCATCTGAATGATTTCATCTTTGCTCTTGCCTGTTTTTTCGACATAAGCACTTGCAAGTGCTTCATCCCACGCCTTCAATGTCTCAGCCTGCCTGCTAAGTTGTGCGTGATTGCCACTTGTGAAGCTTACGCTAACATCATGTATCATAAGCATACCGACTGGCGATATTGTGCTCTTGCCTGCCATAGCGATTACAGATGCAGCAGATGCCGCAAGTCCTTCGACTTCAATATCTACATCGTTGCGACTTCTAAGCATGCTGTAAATCTCCTGCCCTGCTAAGACATCGCCACCGCCCGAATTTATCTTGACTTGCAATCTGTCGCCTTTCGGCATTTCTGCAATAGCATCAAGTACATCCTGCGGTGTGGTACAGTCGTAGCCAAAAAAGTTGTATACTTCTTTTAATTCATTACTGACTATGTCGCCTTTTATCTTAAGTATCATCTTTGCCCTCCTTTCCGATATTGTATGCAGCGCCAACATCTGTAAGCGGTACATAGTTACCATTTACTATAAGCACATCACCGCCCTCCATGGAAGGAAGGTCTAAAAGGTGACGCCCTTCGTTTGGTGTATATATACCGTTTTGTACTGCGGATGTTATGCTCTGCATTTGTGTTTCCATATTTGCTCTTAGAAGAACTTTTTCATTGAACTTGTATACAAATCCTTTTTTTCTTTGTTCGTCGGTCAAGCATTTATAATTGATTTCTTGCTCGTACTGATTAAGCCTGTACATCATCGTGTCTATCAAAAAGCTAAGCTGCTGCGACTCTGAATTTGAATAACTGCTCTTTTCATAGTCATTTATCTGATTTGGCTTAACTCCGAAAGCCGCCGCAATTTGCAATGCGCTGTACTTCTTAAGCTCCATATATTGAGCGTCCGCAAGCGTGTAGGTAAGTGGCTCTAATTTCATGCCGATTGGCAACGCTACCACCTTGCCTGCGTTTTCCGCCCCTGTAAGAAGCTCGTTATACTTTTTCTGTAATTGTGCTCTCAATTTTTCATCAAGGTCGCCCGTATACTGCAGTACGCTTGATGCCGTAAGACCACTTTTATACAGCTTTTCAAGATATCTCTGTGAGTATCCTGCTCCTTGTATAGTGCTTTTTAGTATTTCCCTTACTGAAAGCCCCATGACTCCATCCCAGGACAACCAATTTTTGATATGCAATACATCTTCTTGTCTGAATACAGCCGTCTCACCGTTTTGCGGATTGCTATATTGATAATACAGCCTTCCGCGGTCGCCAAATACGCCCGCATCGTCCATGTAGACCGTCACGCAATCGGATTTCATAATCCAATAAGCCTTCGTCTGTATCTTGCCTGTCTTTAAGCCTTTGCCGTAATCTCTTTGGATCCATGCGTAAGCATTGCCATAGTGCTGGCAATTTGCCTCCATAGTGCTCCAAAAAGTTGACGGCGTCATAACGCTGTTCGGTCTGCATAGAAGCACGTCCATGGCATCGGCTCTCACTCTTCCACCTGTCGCATCTTCTTTATATAGCTTCAGTGGCATCTTTCCCATGGTTTCAGATAGAACCTTCAAGCAAGTGAAGTATGTCGTCTCTGCAAGCGCCTTCGGGGTAGTGATATCATCATCTATTCCAAGCCACTGCCGGAGCCGTTCGCTTGCCGTGTCCGCCGCCTCAGGTATAAAAAAGTTTTTCAAGCTATTAAAAAATCCCATTTAACCCGTCATTCCTTTCAAAAAATTCTCTACATATTCGTTATAGCTTTCCGACTCAAAATCGTGATATAAAGCCAACTTAAACGCCCCCAAAGTGGCATCCACAGGGTCGATACGCTTAGTAGTTGCGTCCTTATCTATCTTTATAAGTCCGTTATTTGTCCTTACAACTGCATTAGACATAGCGTAATTAAACAAAGGGTTATGCACGTAAACTACATTGCCCGAATAAACTTGCTCTCTGAAGCCTTGAGTACTCTCATTCAAACTCTTATGGCTCTGATACACTTCTTCGACCGTGTAGCCTTCATCTGATAAGTCCATCATGAGTTTTGACGCATTTGCTGGGTCGAAACATAAACACCGAATATCAAGTTGATACTTCGCACACTCATCAATCACATACTGCATTACAGTCGCTTGGTCGACTATCGGTGTATTTGTCAGTGTCAAGTATCCCAGACGCTCCCAAGCGTCATACGGTACCTTATCTTTTATGATGTGTTCTCGCAATTTATCCACCGTAGGTATAAAGCTATGCGTCCAAACAGCATAGTTGACTATCTTTTTATTACTACTGTCCAATTTATCGGTCTGAAAAGGTACTATAAAAGCGACTGATGTAAGGTCTATCTTTGATGACATATCAAAACCGACGTACACTGGTCGCCCTTTAAGGTCGATAGGGAACTCCTTAACTTCGCAAGCTTTCCACTTTTTCATATCCATATAGCCGTTATTTGCGGCCGATACCCAAATATTTAAGACCTTAGTCATAAAAGCTATCATTTTTTCGGGTATCTGTTTGGCTATTTCATAGTCTTCAGCTATCTTTTTTATGCCTTCATCGTAAAAGGCTCTAATCGGGTTGGCTTTTTGCCATGTCTCTAATGCTCCGGGGTCGTCGCCCTTATCAGCTTCGCAAATGTCGATAAAATACTCATCATTCTTTACATCTACATTCGGATCTAAGACCTTTGAACAATAATCGTACTCTTGCGTGTAGCAGGGATATGTTAAATCCTTACCTGCTGTGGTGATTATCGTAAGCATTGACTCTTTTGTGTTTGAGCCAAGCCCCAAGTCGTAAAAATCGGTTGTTGGGTGCTGGTGGTATTCATCGAGGATAAGGCACGCGGGATTCGTACCATCGCCCGTCTTGCCATCTTCTTTCGATAGCGGTTTTATAAAAGAACCCGTCTTTATATGCACGATTTCATCACGCTTGAAGTTAAATTTTGACCTTAGTATCGACCCTTTCGTCATCAAATCGCACTCACTGAATACAATTTTTGACTGGTCTCTTTTTGTGCCGGCTGTATATACCTCATATGTCTCGTGATTTTTATTAGCTTGAATAGCTATTTCAAAAAGTGCTTCACCTGCTTCCATTTGAGATTTTGCATTCTTACGCCCTACTTCAGTAAAACTCTTCTTGAACCTTTTTCTTCCCGTCTCTCTGTGTATCCATCCATATA